CCCGACCTCGGCGCGGTCAAGGCCGAAATCCTCCAGATCATCACGGCTGACAAGTGGAAGAGTCACCAGATCATCTTCCGCCACCGTCATCAGTATAGCGGCGTCCCGACCGTGCCGGCCGAGTTCCACGAGGCGCTGGTCCGGGATTTCTGGTCGCCCGACCCCTACTCGATCATCCTCGCCTTCCGCGGCAGCGCCAAGTCTACCCTCGGCGAGGAGGACATCGTGCTGGCGGCGTGCCTGATGGCCTGGCGCAACATCGTCGTCATCTCCTCGAACGAGACCCGGGCGGCCGAGCGCCTCGCCGCGGTCGCCTACGAACTCACCACCAACCCCTTCATCGTCGACCTGTTCGGGGATCTGAAGGGCGACGCCTGGACCCAAACGAAGATCGTGACGACCACGGGCGTCTGCGTGCAGGCGATCGGCCGCGACCAGGACATCCGCGGCATCAAGCACCTCGACCACCGCCCCGACTTCATCTTCGTCGATGACGTGGAGAGCCCGGAATCGGTGCAGACCCCCGACCAGCGCCGCAAAACGCTCAGGTGGTTTCTCTCCGAACTCCTGCCGGCCTGCGCCCCGGAGCGCCGGGTCAGGATCCGCGCGACCCCGATGGACGCCGAATCCCTGCCGATCAAACTGCAGAACGAGTGGGGCTGGCCGACGAGGACATTCCCGGTCGAGTATCTGGACGAGGACGGCAAGCGCAAAGCCAGCTGGCCCGAGGTCTGGTCGCTCACCAAGATCGACCGAGAGCGCCAGGGCTACGAGCGGGTCGGCGAACTGGCGGTCTGGGAGCGCGAGATGCTGTGCCGGGCGTTCTCCGAGTCGGACCGCATCTTCACCCGCGAGATGATAAAGGTGGCGCCCCGGGAGAAGACCTGGCAGGCCTGCTACGCGATGATCGACCCGGCCCGCTCCACGGGGCCGCAAAGCGCCACCACCGGCTGGGCCGTGTGGTCCTGGATCAACAACCGCCTGATTGTATGGGCCGCCGATGCACAATTCCTCCTCCCCGACGAAATCGTCGCCTTGGCATTTGACATCGCAGAGCGATACGATCCTGTGTGGGTCGGCGTCGAGCTTGACGGCCTTGAGCAGTTTCTGTTGCAGCCTTTGCGGTATGAAGCGGTCCGCCGAGGTGTCCATTTGCCCATTAAGGGCGTCCGCGCTCCCCGCGGAAAACTCGACTTCATCCGGGGCCTCCAGCCGTTCTTCTCCGCCCGAGAGGTCGAGTTTGCCCAGCCGCTCCCGGCCCTCGCCGAGCAGCTCCTGAATTTCCCCACCGGCAAGATTGACGCGCCGAACGCGCTGGCCTACGCGCTGACGATGCGGCCGGGCCTGCCGGTCTACGACGGCTTCGGCGCCGAGCATATCGTCCCCGACCTCGCCCATGACCCGACCCGGCCGCTGTTCCTCATTGCCAACGCCACCGGCGCGATGACCGCCGCGGCGCTGGTGCAGCACTTCGACGGCCGGCTCCTCTTGCTCGCCGACTGGGTGCGCGAGGGCAATCCGGGCGAATTGGTGGGGCCTATATATAATGAGGCGGTGCTGGCGGCCGACGCGCCGCGCGACGTGCTGCTGCGACAGCGGCCGCGCTCGTGGGACGCGATGCTGAAGGCCCCGGTGCCCGACCGCCTGACGAGCCGCAACCAGCCGCCCACCTGGATCGTGCCGCCGCACCACGAGGACAAGTACACCAATGTCGGGCTGCTTCAGTCGATCCGGGCTATTCCGGCTGATCTACGCCTCGGTGGCGCGGAGGCGGCCGGACAGGTTCATCTGCAAGATATGCTGGGCCGCATCTCCCGAGGCATGCCCGCTGTCGCGGCTTCCCCCCGAGCCCGATGGCTATGTCGTGCGTGCGCGGGCGGCTATAGTCGAGCCCTTGTGCGAGGTCGCTTGCAGGATGAGCCGGAGCAGGGGCCGTACTCCCTCCTGATGGCGGCTGTCGAGAGTTTTTTGGGCTTGCAGGCCAAGGCGTTCCGCGACGGTGGCGATGAGGAGAGTTCGACCCAGCCGTATCGCGAAGATAGATTTGGCAATAGGTACAAAAGTGCGCTACAAGCAAGAGGTTGAAGGAGAGCCGAGCTGAGCTGGGGCACGGTGCCGTCAGGCCCGGGTGGGCGTGGCGAGGTGAGGTCGGGCTAGGTAGGGTTTTCGCGGCCATCACCGCGAGAGAGCGCAACAACCAATCTTGAGCTTCCCGCTCCGGTTGTTGCTTTACGCAACCCCTGTGCATAGCGCTCCGGGCGTGATGGGACCGGGGCGGGGAGACTGTTATGGCGAGAAGTAAGGCTACCGCAGAAGTCGTCAGAATTGGCGGCGATGTTCCAACTAATGGATCTGACGAGGCTATTGCCTTTTTGGAACCGTTCACGGCTGAGGTCAGAATTGAGGGTTCGGCCGATATCCTGTTCCATCGGTGGAACCCGGAGGCGGTGGACGAAAAGGCGAAAGCGGCCAAGGGGAGCGCTGCAAAAAAGAGCGATAATATCGAAAGCTATGTTTATCGGAATGACGCGGGAGAGATTTGTTTGCCTGGAGAATATCTGCGCGGGGCTATAGTCGGGGCGGCGAAATTTCGCCAAGATCCGCGCTCTCCACGAAAATCTGCGATGGACCTGTTCAAGGCTGGGGTGGTGTCATTGACCCCTTTGGCTCCGATGTATTCTGCGGCAAGCCGGGGCACGGCAAGCGGCGGCAAGGCAAGCCACGGTGAGGCAGGGTGTGGCGCGGCGACCGGGTGGGATTATGAAGACAGAAGAAGAGCCGTCGTCCAGCGCAACGGCATCAATCGGACTCGTCCAGCCATGAAGGTTGGTTGGAGCGCGACTTTTCTCCTTATGGTTACCCTGCCGGAGTACATCTCGCCGCAGGTGCTGAACGAGGTCATCTCGACTGCCGGCCGGATCGGCGGGTTGGGCGACTTTAGGCCGACGTATGGGAGATACAACGTCGTGCATTTCAAAGTCGTCACCTGATTGCCAAGGCCGGGCCCGGCTAGGCGTGGCGGGGCCGGGCAAGGCTCGGCGCGGCAGTGACTGCCTTGGGATGGCAGGGCTCGGTTAGCTATGGCCGGGGGTGGCATGGCCCGGCATGGTACGGGGCAGCAATGCCCGGTATGGGCGGGTGAGGTATTGGGACGGTGTGGAGCGGCTGGCTGCGGCGCGGTCTGTCTCGGTACGGCTCGGAGGGGCCTGGCGCGGCAGGGTTAGGCCGGATTCGGCACGCTGTGGGGCGGCTTGGTATGGCAAGCTCTGGGTAGGCATGGTGTGGCGCGGCTGGCTCTGGTATGGTCCGGTTCAGGACGGCGATGCCGGCGAGAAGATGAGTCGACCTCTTGAGTGGCCAGAAATGCCGTGGCTGACGCCAGACATTGGCTATACAGGTGAGTGGCGCGGCATCCTGTTCGTGGAGGAAGCGATTGTTGGCAATCGGCACCAACTCCGGCGCCGGGGCAAGCTGAATCGGAGGAAGACGATGGCACGATCCCATGACGACAGGCCCACCGACGCGCCGAAGCCCGCCGACAGATCCAATCCGCCGGGCGCCGGCCCCGCGCCGGGTGCCCTGACCGCCGACGAGCAGGGCCGGCTGCGGGAACTCCGCGCCAAGCCCGAGGCCGAGCGCTCGCCAGACGAGAAGATGGAGTTGGCCGGGCTGGAAGCCCGCAACGTGCCGCAGGCGGCCGCCGTCACCGACCGCATCCAGCGCGACCTCTCCCCCGACCGCGCCCCGGCGCCGCTGGTCGACATGCCGAAGGATGACGCAAACCGGCTGCGCGACCTGCGCGTCGCCAACGAACTGGGTCGCCTCTCGGATGGCGAGCGGGCCGAGATGGGCACCCTGTCGATGGCCGAATCGGAGGCCGCCGGACACGTCCTGCCGCCCGACTCGCCGGAGACCGAGGATGACGGCTCCTGGGTCATCGACGAACTCCTCGGCATGATCGAGGCGATGGTCGACCTGACCCCGGCCTACCGCAACATCGGCCTCCGGGTGCGGACGATGCGCGCCCGGCTGGAGGAGGCGCGTCATCCGACGCCCGGTGACGAGGCGGAGGCGGCCGATCGGCGAGCTGCGTCAGCCCGCACCCGATAAGGGCTGATGTCCGACCTGCCCGCGATCGCGCTTCCGCCGGAACGCGAGACCGTCGATCGCGACCAGGATTTGCTGGGGCGGCAGCCGCGCGGCGGCTCCTCCCCGAAGGCTGGCATCCGCGCCCACCTCGACGATCTGTTCGACGACATCAAGCGCGGCTTCGACGACCAGGAAGACCGCTCCGACGACATCCAGGATTATTGGGACTGCTACAACTGCGAGGCGAACCAGCACCGTTATTACAACGGTATCGCCAACATCTATTTCCCGATCATCCACGACGCCATCGAGGCGATCGTCACCCGCTACGTGAACCAATTGTTTCCGCAGGGCGGCCGCTACGTGCAGGCGATCAGCGCCGACGGGGACACCGAATCAGCGCTCGTCGCGATCCTCGACCACTATATCCGCAACGGGTCGGTCAAGACGCAGGTCGCCGAGCCGCTGGTGCGCAATGGCCAGGTCGAGGGGCAATACAGCCTCTACGTGGACTGGGCCGAGGTCGAGCGGCAGATTGTTTCACGTGAAACACACGGCCCGATCGACCCAGAAACCGGCCAGGAAATGCCGGGCGAGGAGATCGAGGACATCACCGAGGAGACCATCATCGAGGGCTATCCGGTCCTCGAGGTATTGCACGATCCCGATGTACTGATATTGCCGGCGACGGCCGACACGGTGCAGGAGGCGCTGTCCTGCGGCGGCAGCGTCACGATCGTGCGCCGCTGGTCGAAGGACAAGATCCGGGCGATGGCGCGGGCCGGCAACATCCGTGAAGACGAGGCGGACAAGCTCGTCGCCGAGATGGGCCGGGTCGGCGAGGAGGAGCGCAACACCGAGCGCCACATCCTGGAACAGGTCGGCATCCGCGACGAGGGGCGGATGGCGCAGGTCTGGGAAGTCTGGGCGATGCTGCCGCTGGGCAAATCCGGGCGCTACGCCGAGGACGGCAGGAAGCGCCTCTGCCGCATCTTCTTCGGCCCGAAGCGCTGCCAGTTGGGCGCCAAGCGCAACCCCTACTGGAACGACCGCTGCCCGCTGATTTCGCGCCCGGTGAAGAAGATGGCTGGCGCCGCCAAGGGTCCGTCCCCGATCAAGTACGTCGAGAGCCTGCAATATGAAGCGAACGATGCGGTTAACGAAGGCGCGGATGCCGCAACACTTTCCGCCGCCCCGATCGTCGCTCGTGACCCTGAAAAGGTCGACGGACCGCTCGTCTATAATGTGGGAGCGGTATGGGATGCGCCCCCCGGCTCGGTCGAACTCCTCACGTTCCCTGATCTCACGCCGCGAGCCGCGACCCGTGTCCAAATGGCGCTGCAAGCCATATTCCAGAACCTGAACGTCAATCCCTCAATGCTGCCGTCCTCGTCCTCGCGGACGACGCAGCCGACCCAGGCGCAGATCGCACAGGAGCAGGCGGTCGATTTGCTGACGACGGCGATGGGCGTCTCGACCCTGGAGGACGTGTTGACCGAGGCGGTCGCCTGGATCGTCGACCTCGACTACCAGTTCCGCGACCGCGACGTCCTCATACGCATGTTCGGCGAGGAGGGCCGCAAGGCCGAGATGCAGTCGGTCAGCCCTCTCCAGAATCGCAATGGCCTGACCTTTATCTGGCGTGGCGGCGAGCAGGTGCGGCAGAACGCGGCCTTCGCGCAGGGCGGCACCGCGATGATCAACACGCTGATGCAACCCGCGATGCAGCAGCTTCTGGCGGCAGAGGGCCTGCGATTCACCCCAGGCAAGGTGATTGCGCAGATGATCACCAACCAGCTTGGACCGGAGATGGGCCAGTCCGCCATTCAGGACGTGCGCGACCAGCTGACAATCCCGCAGGACCGGGAAAATGTGATGCTGGTGGAGGGGTTCGAGGTGCCGGTGCATCCGCTCGACAATGACGAGCAGCATATCCCGGTGGCGATGCAGGCGATCCAGGAAACGGGCGACCCGCACAACACATTGCGGGTCCACCTCCAGGCCCACCTCCAGCAGCGCGCCGCCAAGATCCAGGCCCAGATGATGCAGCAGATGGCGATGCAGCAGCAGGGTCAGCCGCCCCGCCCCGGCCTGCCCGGCCCCGGAGGCCCCGGCCGCCCGCCCGGCGCGCAGCCTCCCGCCCCCGGCTCGCAACCAGCCGGCCCGCAGCAGATGCGCGGTCCTAACGGGATGGTGCATCCAGACCAGATGAGCAGAGCCGGCGGCATCGGCTTCCCGAGGAATATGTAGTTCTAGCTTGACTGTTACCACATTTTGTAGCTTACCCTGATCGTGCGCGCGTAAGGCGCGGGAACCTGGGCGGTATCGCCGGCTCGGCGTGTAGCCAGGGGACGGGAGATAGGAATGTCGGACGATCCGAAGCTTCCCCCGGTTGATGGGGGCGAGGAGCTTGACCTTGGCGAAATCGAAGAAGTCGAAGGGCAAGATGCCGGGCTTTATGGCGACGAAGCCGTCGAAGAAGGGGATGCCCCCGATGAAGGGGGCGATGGCGAAGAAGGCGCCGAAGAAGATGTAGACCCGAGCCCCAGGCGCCGGCCGGGCCGCTCCGAGCGGTTGCGCGAGAAGAACGCGCAGCTTGAGCGGGAACTGGCGGAGGCGCGGGGGTTCAGGCAGGCGGCGGAGCAGTTTCGCACGCAGCAGCAGCCGCAGCAAATCGACTACGCGGCGCAGCAGCGGGCACAGCAGGAGCGGGCCGATCGACTGTCGATGATGTCGGTCGATCAGCAGATCGAGTACGTAGCCAACGAGAAGGCGCAGCAGTTTCAGCAGATGCTGCTGATGCAGCAGCTGCATACCGAGGACCAGCTTGATAAGCGCGATTTCGACCGAGAGGCCCGAACCAGCCGCGTCCATTCCCAGTATCGGGAAGAGGTCGAGCGCGAGCTTGCCGCCGAGCGGCAG